GCTTCGATCAGTACCCCAACAATGAAAAAGAAGAAGAATTCCTTGGTATCACTGTTGGTATAGGCGCAATGTATGAGGCTGTTAAAGCGGCTCACAAACAAGGCCTCCTCGAAACTGAGACTGCAAACGATTTAGTATCAAAAATTAAGGGCTACGTAGACGGCCTTGAGGGTGACTTGTCTTATTCCTATAGATATGTTAATGAGGACGATGAAGCAGATGACAAAGTCATCCAAGAAGATGTCTTTGGTGTTTCATTGAAATTTCTTGATAAGTTCTTTGATGCTGCCGCGGCCGCCGGCGCCGGCGGAAAACCAATTCCTAAGAGAATGTTAAGAAGAATAGGCAGAATGAACAACAAGCTTGAAAAAGAAATCGCCAACAAAGGTTGGGAAAACCTTGGCCCAAGAGAGAGAAGAGCTTGGGAAGAAATGAAAAAATTTAGAGACGCCTCGAAGCCAGAGGTTGTACCAAATTCAGTTGCGGATGTTGTCAAGGCCGGTGAGGCTGCACCAGGCGGACCCGGTGGCGGCGGCGGAGGCGGCGGAGGCGGCGGAGGCGGCGGCGGTGGAGCAGGTGATCCCGGTCCAGACGCACCCGGCTTAGGTCAATCAATGATGGGTGACCCCTCAACTGGCATCGGCGATATCGGCGGTGTTCAAGATTTAGGTAGACTCTACCAAAAAGCTGGTAGCCTAAGCACACTTTCAACTTGGCTTGGACCGGGTTTTCTCCAGTCTGTAGCCGGCTTCGCTCTCCCGGCCGCGGCCATTGGCGCCATTGGTATTTTAGTCGGCAAGAGATTGATGGGCAAGTCACGCGAAGGTGGACTCAAGAACTTGTCGAAGATGATCTCCCCTGTTGATCCTTCCGAGCAAGAGACTGAACCAGTGAGCGGCGATCCGCAAGGCCAGGATGATGGTGAAGGTCAGGGCGGCGACCCAGATACCGGAGGCACACCGGGCGGCACCCCGACCCCCGGAGGCACACCGGGCGGCACGCCAGCCCCCGGAGGCGGAGGTGGCTGTGGTGATAACTCACACTGTGGGAAGTGGATTGCAGCCGGCAAGCCGTCCATGGAGGATTGGGTGAAACAGTATAAAGGTAAAATTATCTCCGTTACCGGAGATGCTGACAGTTATATCTCGGATTCTGACCCAGATGGTCCGCCACCCGATGGCGGCCCGATCGGATCTTTATTAACGCCGGTAGCTCTTGAACTGGGCAAACTTCAATTAGCATACCTCCAAGCAAATCCAGAGACACCGATGAAAGGACCTCGGGCTGAGCTTGAAAAAGCGATCAAGGATACTGAGGGAGCACCATATGATGAAGAAGATGATGAAACAATTTCTGACGATGAGCTTACTACGGGTCTGAACACTGGCGGTGGCCCTGGTCACGGCAATCAGAATCTAGCCGAAACTGTTAATAGGTGGCAGAAGATTGCAGGAATCATCAAGGGGTGATTTGTGAAGAAATCAGATTTAAAACAACTTATTAAGCCTCTCGTTAAAGAGTGTATACACGAAGTCCTTCTTGAAGAAGGGCTTCTTTCCAGCGTTGTGTCTGAGGTAGCCAAAGGCCTGCAACCCCAAGGTTTGGTTGTGGAGGCACACACGGCCCCAACACAGCCATTACCGTCAAAACAAAGATCACCAGACGCAGCACAACAAAGAAAAAAACTATTGGATGCAATTGGTAAAGATTCGTTCAATGGAGTAAATTTATTTGAAGGTACAACACCGGTACCCGCTCAGCGAGACACTGCCGCAGGATCTGTCGACCTTGGAGATCCGAGCGACTCAGGTGTAGATATTAGCAGCCTTGTTGGCAATGCTACCAAGATGTGGGATTTGATGAAATAATATGATCAGAAAGAAAGCAAATGTTTTAGTAACCTCTAAAGAGTGCCGCGGCAACCACGAAAGAATGATTAGAAGGTTTCTCAAAAAAACCAAAAAAGAGAAAATTGTAGAACAAGTTAAAGATAGGCGATACTATAAAAAGCCATCTGATAGGAAAAGAGAAGAGAAAGCGAAAGCCGAAAGAAGAAGAATTCGAGACGAATTAAAAAAACAAAGAGCAGAAGAAAGACGCAATAGAAAAAATAGATGACTATTTACTTTTGAATAATAAATTATGGAGATTTAAAAAATGGCTGATGAAACAAACTTTACCGCCAACTGGAAATTCAGAGCAGGTCTCAATCATGCTCCTGCGTATCAAGTTAGCGGCGCGCCCTATGCAAAGGCGGCGATTGATACTACTCATGGACCAGATCCAACTGCGGTACATTTTCCGTACGTCACCAAGTGGATACAGATCATTAACAACGACACCAGCAACGCCGTTAAAGTAGCGTTTTCAGCAAGAGGGCTTGCAGCTACCGGCTCAGTTAACTATTTTACAGTTGGTAAAGGCGCCACCGGTATTCCTTTAGCGACACAGGTATTGGATATGAAGGTTACTGAGATTTATATGACGGGCTCTACGAACGTCGATGTTGTTGCGGGCCTCACAAGTATTCATCCTAGGAGCGCCCAAACAGATACCGGTCCTAACTGGTCGGGTTCAGCAGGGGTTGGATAATAGATGGCTCAGTTTGGTTGGGCATATGTAAACTGTTCAAGCTCAGGTACGGCTCAAGGCCCTACCGGCTCAGTTCAGTTTTTAACCGGGGCCGGTAACACTTCCGGCTCGGCTAATTTTATGTGGTTTACTGCATCTGATGTCCCCTATACCGCCAACACTTTATTAATCAAGGGCACGCTATATGTGTCCGGTGCTATTACGGCTAGTCACTATCATATAGAGAATGTGACCCAAATTGACGTTAGCGGTTCTACGTTCATGGGTAATTCGAACGATGACCGACACGTAAGAACCGGCAGCCTCACCGTCGTTAAAGCTGATGGCACCGTCATGCTTGATGTTAACAACTCAACAGAGGCAGTGCAGGTTAGGGGCTTCCGCGGCCTCTACGAGCCGGTAACAATAAACCACAGCACGGCTTCCGCACCGACCTATATTTTAGGCGTTCAACATGCAGCAAATGTCCAGGTTTTAATACCAAGTGCTTCGACCTATGGTTCCGGAGCAATCCTGGTTGTCAAAGATGAAGTGACCGACCGCGGCGGTACAAATATAATACTGACTGCCTCCGTCGGGTACACAATCGACAATACGGAATCTTATATTCTTACCGGCTCCATGCCGGCAATTAGTTTATATTCTAATGGCGCTAACTGGTTTGTCTTCTAATTACTTAGGGGTAAATCAATATGGCGTTCAATGCGATGTCTGGAACGGTTGTTATGCCGGGTGCTCTTCAGGTACCCGAAGGTAGTTTCTTATCTGGCAACCTCAGCACCTCAGATGGTGCGAATCTTAAGAACGTCCCTCGCGTATCTAACGCTACGAACAATGCACTCATTACAAATGTGAGTGGTGATGCGAACACTCTAACGTGTGAAAGCAATCTGCTTTTTGACGGCAGCACACTGTCGCTTGTAGGGACTTTAACGGGATCGGGCCCAGCCTCATTCCAGAGTTTAGCCATCAATGGTGGGCGCGCCTCTATTGATAGTGCTGGTGCATTAGTAGTACGAGAAATCACTTCTTCTGCCGGTATGAATATGGCCGGAGATCTGTATGTCGATAAAATTAGAAGATATTCAGACAGCGGCACAACCACTAAAATACTTCTTAATGATGAAATATTGAAATTATATGCAGGTCATTCATCTGATGAGGTATTAAACTTACAAAGCGGACAAGCAACAATTACAGGGCACCTAACCGCATCGGGCGATATAATAGCTGCAGCAATTTCCGGCACTTATGGTTATTTTAAGAATGATGTTACATCATCTGCAGCGGGTAAGTTTGCCACGCTTGATATTAATAATGGTTCTGCTGGTATAGATGCTGCCGGCTCACTAAGATTATCTTCTTCGGCTTATTTGAATTGGGGGAACACAACAGGTGCCTCTGGTTATGGTCTTCGAGATAACAGCGGCACAATACAATTTAAAACCCACACTGGAAGTTGGGCCGATTTGGGTTCTGGCGGCGGCGGCGGTGGCGGCGGCAGTGGAAACGCAAACGGCCAAGGCGCCACGGGTTCTATCCAATACCACACATCTGATGGCACAATAACTGGCTCCGCTAGATTGAGATTTATTGGTGACAGTATGGTAATGACCGGCAGTTTATTTATGACCGGTAACTTAGAAGTCGATGGCGCCCTGTTGCCGGCCACAGGCAATACCCATGATTTAGGGAGTGCCGCCAAGCCTTGGGGTACTCTTTATGTTTCAAGTAGTTCGATTTATTTTGGTACTGAAAAAGTCAGCGTAGAAAATAACAACTTAAGATTTGGATCCGGAAGCGCCACAAAAGGATTCCAAGTCGGGTTCATGAGATTTAGAAACAGAGGCATTACGATGGCTCCCGATCAATTGTTTGAATTAAAGGCATTTCAAATGAGTTTTGCGGGAGGGATCGCATATAAGAGAAACGTGGTAGCTTGGGACTACCAAGTCTTAAAAACAGATTATATAGTATCAGTTCAGACCGATACAGCTACAGCTTCAGTTACCTTAACTTTACCAAACGCAGATGATTGTACTAATGGGCAAACGTTTGTAATTAAGGATGAAGGCGGCGCCGCAAACGTACGGCCAATCCAAATAGACTGCTCCGGAAGCGATGTAATCGACGGTCAAAATCAAGTAATTTTAGAATCCCCATATGCAGCAATTCAACTTTATTGTAACGGCTCCAATAAATACTTCATCTGCTAGCGCCGCATAGCTTGCGTCCAACTATTTATAAGTGGACGGGTGGTTTGCATCATAAGCTTTCGGGCTACTGGTGCGTCTTACTTGTCCGCCTAATAAATATAAAACTATAATATGGAGGGTTTTAAAATATGGCTTATAAATTTCAAACAGGGGCTGCTATTCTTAGCGGTTCCCTTACACGAGAAGGTTCATTCCAAATTAATAATGATGCCGGCACACAAGTCGGCGCCTTTAATAATGATGGTGTCCTATCTGGTGCGCTCGGTTCTACCGCTGCAAGTTTTACTTGTGACGGTGCAGTAACTGCTGGCAGCTTAGTTGTCGGTTCTGCTGACATGGACGCAACAGATCTCGAAAAACTTGATGGCATTACCAATGGTACTGCCGCCGCAAACAAGGCACTTGTTGTCGATGGAAACGCTGACATCGCTTCTATTCGCAATCTTACTGCTACTGGCGTCGTTTCGGCCGCTGGCATAACACTTGGTAGTGCGGTGCTTATCGAAGCCGAATTAGAAATGCTTGACGGCATTACTGCAGGCGCTGGCCAAGCTAGTAAAGCACTTGTCCTTGATGCTCAATCGACCATCGCTTCTGGTCTTGTATCTGTTACAGCTTCTTCCGGTATTCTTTGTGGTGAACTCGTAGCTAATGGTCACGTTCGTGCTCCTGCGCTCATTTCTACCAACCTCATTTCCGGTTCTGGAGCCGGCGCGTTCGAGAGCTTAAACATTGGTGGTGGTGCTGGTTTAACTGTCACTAACGCCGGTGTTGTAACCGCTTTCAACTCTTTCGTCATCGGCTCTGCCGCTCTTGATGAAACTGATATGGAGAAGCTTGATGGTATTACTAACGGTGCTGTTCTCGCTAACAAAGCTCTCGTTGCTTCTAACGCCTCATCGATCGATAGCGGTCTTATTCAACTTACCGCTTCTGCTGGTATTAAAGCTGAAAAGCTTGAGTCGACTGCTGAAGCTGTTGTTGGTACTAACTTAACTGTTGGTGCTCTTTTCAAGATGCCTGACGTTACTGCTGGGAAATTCCTTGTTGGTGATGGTACAAGCTATCAAGAAGTCGCGCTTTCTGGTGACGCAACCTTAGCTTCTAACGGTGCTATTACCATTGCCGCCGGCGCTGTCGAAAACAGCATGCTTGCTGATGACGCTGTTGGTGCTGACGAGTTGGCTTCCAACGCTGTTGTTAACGCTTCAATCGCCTCCAACGCTGCTATTGATTTAGACAAGCTTGATGGTGGTTCCTGCGCTAGCGCATTGACTGATCTTGCACAAGGTGATTTCCTTTATGCTGGTGATGTTGATGATTCCAATAACATTAAGAATATTACATTCTCTAACTTAGAAGATGCAATCTTCGGAAATGTTTCTGGCGATGCTACAATCGCTGCTGGTGGTGCTATCACCATCGCTGCTACTGCTATCGAGGGCTCAATGCTCAATGACGACTGTATTAGTGCTCAGTCGAACTTAGGTGGAGTCGGCGTCGATGATGCTGATGAATTCTTGTTCTCTGATGGTGGTGTGCTGAAGGCCCTTACTGGTGCTAACCTTTACGGTTGGGTGTTCGGTAAGGTCTCTGGAGATGCTACTATGAACGCTGCTGGTGCTATTACTATCGCTGCAAGCGCTGTTGAAGGCTCTATGCTTAACAACAATATCGTTTCTGGTCTTACCGATATCGGTGCTGCTTTAGGTACTACTGATGAAATCATCGTTAGCGATAACGGAGTTATCAAGAGAACTGATCTTTCTAGATTTGCTACAATGCTTGCTGGTCCAGGCCTTGCCGCGGCCGGCGGTCAGCTTTTAGCTCAAGGAGCCACGTCGACTATCGCAACTGATACTGTTATCCTTTCCGAAGGTTACAACTATTTCACCGGTTCTGCAACCGCTGTTTGTACGTTACCTTCTGGTTCTTTGGGTGACTCAGTCACTGTTAAGGCTGGTCCAACCGCTGCTGGTAAAACAATTACCATTAGCCGGTCCGGTTCTTTAGATACAATTGATGGCGGTACTACTGTTGTCCTTGAATCACCATATGCTGCTGTTACAATGGTATATGTTACTCACGGCGACTGGCGAATCGTATAATTCACCACAACCTTTGGTTGTTTCCTGGGTGCCCTCCTTGTGGGGGCATCCTTTTTTATTAGACTATTTAAAACTATAAAGCTATTTACTGGAGATAGGATAAATATGGCATATAATGTATTAAAAGGAAAAGTCGATGGCTCAGTCGATCAGTATGGCGATCAAGAAATTGATGGCATCAAAGTATTCAAAAACACGATAAGCGCAAGTGTGTTTTATGATACAGATGCCAGAAGCCCTTGCGCAACGATGCGGGACATCGCAGTAACAAAGATTGTTGGTGGAACGGTAAAAAATCTCTTAACCTATGAAGGCAATTCAGAAATAAAAGCTCATCATGATTTGACATATGATGGGGTGACTTTACAATCGCACCACATAAAATCAAAACTTTTTATGGGTTCCGGAAAATCATTAACAGACCTGCCGGCAAACAAGTTCTATGAAAAAATAAATGCTGAAAACTTAAACTTTGGGCGTGGCCTCCACGATGTTAGGAAAGAACTTCAAATTAAAGTAATTAATGGCTTAGAAGTGGACGAAGATGGTGTTGGCATTTCTTTATCATCTACTTCTGGTTTATCAGTTCGTTCAAAAAAACTAGTTGTTGATCCGACGAAGACGAAAGCAATCAATAGCGACGGCCAAAACCTTAGCGACCAAGATTTATTAATAGTCTCAGACACATCGAGAGGTACAACCAACAATACAACACTAAAGAATTTATACGAAAGTTATATTAGTGTTAAGATGCACAAACCCTCTGGTAAGAAAAATGAAATCCAATGGATGGGCTCGAATGAATTTAGCTCATCTCCGAATTTAACTTATGATGAACAGCTAGACACACTCTCAGTTGACGGAAAAATTAAAGTACAAAATTTAAAAGTTAATTCTACTGTTATGTGCCATGGCGCAGTACACCACAACATAAGTAAAATCACTTCCGCGGAATATCATGTGGGCCCAGAAGACTACACAATTCTTTGTGACTCACTAAAAAACAAAATTAAAGTTGTTCTACCGCCCGCAGTTAATAATGATGGAAGAATTTTAATAATCAAAAAAGCAAATGCGAATAGACTTAAATTAAATTCCAACACAGTTGAGATATATTGTGAAGAAGGAGCGATCGACATCAGCGATATGGTAACACTAAAAATGAATTACTCTTCCAGAACATTGCAATCAGATGGAGAAAATTGGTGGATTATTGGAACTAAAGGTTCCTGAAAGATACTTATATATAACGGAGACTACTACTAAATGGCATACAATTCCTCTAAAGGACCCCAACAACACGGCGACGTACAATTTGAGGACGATCCGGTTGACACCCAGATTGACTTTGAAAACGACTTCATCGCCCTAAAAACTAATGGTGTACAGAGATTTATAATCAACGGCAACACCATAACCAGCTCAGTGAACATTTCATGTTCTCTTGGGATTACTGCGTCACATTATAAGGGTGATGGCAGCGGCCTCACGGGATTGGATGTTGCAGTTAACACTTACAGCAATGCGGCAGACAACAGAATACTTACTTCAGTTGATGCTACTAGTATTAATAGCGAGGCCAATCTACAGTTTAATGGCAGCATATTAGCGATCGTTGGTTCCGTCACTGGATCTGGCGCGGCCGCCTTTCAAAGTCTTACAATTCATGACGGCGCTGCTTCCATATCTAGTGCTGGTGCCCTTGGAGTGGGCACAATCACGGCTACCACTGTATCTGGAACATATGGATACTTTAAAAACGATGTGACCTCATCTGCCGCAGGTAAGTTCGCGACACTAGACATTAACAATGGAGCAGCCACCGTAAATGTGGCCGGAGCCCTCGGTGTTGGTGCAATCACGGCCACCACTGTGTCCGGAACATATGGTTATTTTAAGAACGATGTAACATCATCGGCTGCAGGCAAGTTTGCGACACTGGATATTAACAATGGTGCGGCCACTGTTAGTGCCGCCGGCACACTTGGGGTTGGAACCGTCATAGCAACAAGCGTGACATCTTCAGGCGCCGGTGGATTTCAAAGTCTTGCCATTAACGGCGGGGCTGCTTCCATATCTAGTGCTGGCGCAGCAACCTTTTCGAGTCTTTCGCTACCTACTGCAAACCTAGCAGTAACAAGTTTGTCGGCTTCGGCTGGACTCAGTGGTTCACACCTAAACATCAATAATGGTGCAGCTACAATCGGCATCAATGGCGCAGTAACTGTAACAAGTGTAACTTCTTCAGGTGCGGGCGGTTTCCAAAGTCTTGCTATCAACGGCAATCGTGCTTCTATTGATTCGAGTGGTAAAATTATTGTACGAGAACTTACTGCATCTGCCGGTATCTCCGCTGCAAGCGTGTCCGGATCGGGCGCTGGCGCGTTTGGTACTCTAAACATTAATAATGGCGTAGCTACTGTTAATGCCGCCGGCGCCTTGGGTGTCGGAACAATAACATCTGCTGCAATAACGGCCACCACAGTGTCTGGTACATATGGCTACTTCAAGAATGACGTAACATCTTCGGCCGCAGGTAAGTTCGCAACGCTAGACATCAATAATGGTGCTGCAACAGTCACCGCGGCCGGCGCTTTAGGGGCAGGAGTAATAACTGCGACTAGTGTAACTTCGTCGGGTGCTGGTTCCTTTCAAAGTCTTGCAATTCATGGAGGCGTTGCTTCTATATCTAACGCTGGTGCAGCCTCCCTGGGTGCAGTCACCGCGACTTCGGTTACGAGTTCTGGCGCAGGTGGATTTCAAAGCTTGGCCATTAATGGCAACCGGGCATCTATTGATGCGACCGGCAAGGTTATTATACGAGAACTTACTGCATCTGCTGGTATTGAAGTTGTAAGTATATCTGGCTCCGGAGAAGGTGCGTTTGCCACCTTAGATATCAATAATGGCCATGCAACAATAAGTTCAGCCGGCGCCTTGGGTGTCGGAACAATAACATCCACTGCGATCACGGCTACCACTGTGTCCGGTACTTATGGTTATTTTAAAAACGATGTGACCTCATCTGCCGCAGGTAAGTTTGCAACATTAGACATTAACAATGGAGCAGCCACCGTAAATGTCGCCGGCGCTCTTGGAGTTGGTGCGATCACAGCAACTACGGTCTCTGGAACCTATGGCTACTTTAAGAACGATGTGACATCATCCGCAGCAGGTAAGTTTGCGACACTGGACATTAACAACGGAATAGCCTCAGTTAACGCTGCTGGCGCACTGGTAGCAGGAGCAATTACTGTAACCAGTGTAACAGCTTCAGCCGCCGGCGGGTTTCAAAGTCTTGCCATTAACGGCGGGGCTGCTTCCATATCTAGTGCCGGCGCAGCCTCTCTGGCCGCGGTCACTGCGACTTCGGTTACGAGTTCCGGTGCAGGCGGATTTCAGAGTCTTGCCATTAATGGTAATCGAGCATCTATAACAAGTGCTGGGGTTGCGACATTTACCGGTCTATCGATCCCAGGCGCCGATTTGGGCGTTGGGAGTCTATCAGCTTCGGCAGGACTTAGTGGCTCACATCTAAATATAAACAATGGAGTTTTAACTATTGATAAGGATGGAGGCATAGGTATTAATGAAGAGCGCGGTGTCGGTGTATTTTTCAAGAGCAAGGCACCAAGCGATGAAAACGCATGGGTATGGAAGAGTCCAAGTCATGAAACACTATTTGCAATCACAGGTTCAGGCCAAGTAGCGGTTGGTGGTGCCTATCTGGCCGGAAAATTTAATGTTAGCGGATCCGATCTTGATGTGTTGTTCGCGGCCAAGAGTAATACAAGAGATCCAGTTTTTTCAGTTGATGGAATGGGCGAGGTGCTTGTTTCCGGCAGTATGATAATTAAGAATACTGAGCCGACAATTTACTTTAGTTCTTCACATGCCCCGGGAACACCCTTGGCACAGATTGGTGTCAATTCGTCAGACAATGTTTTAATCCAAAATGATACGGTTAACAAGCACATTGTTATGAAGGCGAACGATGCCGGCACCCTCCGAGAAGGCTTCAGAATTGATGGCGCCGTCCCAGAAGTTGTGGTTAATCAAGGATCTGATTCTTTAATTGACTTTAGAGTCGAGAGCGACAATAATACCAACATGCTATACGTCCAAGGATCGACGGATAAGGTGGGTATTAATACTTCTGCTCCGAGTCACTTACTCTCAGTCAGTGGTTCTACACAAATTACTGGAGATCTTACAATTTCCGGTTCCTTGAGAGCATCGAAAACCATAGATGTTACTAGGCATTATTTTCAATATGGTGGTACCGGCACCACTTTCGTACCAATGGGTGAGGGCAATACCGATGACTCAACCAGCGCACAAGAAAAAAATCAATTCGTCGCTGCATTTACGGGCAGACTTAAAAGAGCGATAGTTCGAACGGCCAATGCGCAAAACGGACATATTACAGCAAGTCTTTATGCTGGTGTTGATGGTACCGCCGACTTTGATGCCGGCGGATCAATCATTCAACACGTCACTCAGTCCATGGGTGGTGCCGCAACCCACGCCAATGTTAACTTCTCAGGCTCCACCCCACATTTCGCCGCCGGCGATATTGTAGGCATTGCGATCGACTTTAAGCTCAACCCCGGAAATACCAATGTAACATGTATTTGGGAATATGACGACACAGCAATTTAGACTAAGTTAAAAAAATGGGTTTTTGGGTTCCTATACACTATTTATTTTGAACTATAATATTGATTTAGGAGATCATTCATGTCAAACTTGCTTAATGAAGCGATTATCGATGCCAAAGCGCTTCGTGAGGCTGCCTTAAAAAATGCCGAAACTATTGTGATTGAAAAATATTCCAACGATGTAAAGAAAACGCTAGAGAAGCTTTTGGAACAAGAAGAAGATTTAGATGCCATGTTAGGCGGCGCGGACCCAGCCGCCGACCCCGCCGCCGCCGACCCGGCAGCAGAAGTTCCGACAGAACTAACGGCTGAGCCTGGATTAGAAGAGGACGCACCCGCCCAAGAAGATATATCCGAAGATGAGATTCCTTTGGCAGCAACAGATGGTTTTTCTGATCTTGACGGTAAGAATTTAGATTCCTTTTTGGAGAGCGGCGAAGAGACTGAGCTTAATATAGATCTTGGCTCCCTCCAAGAGAGCCTAGACGCATTGACTTCTGAACTTGAAGCTGCCAACCTCGAAGAAGATGAAGAAATTGACTTCGATGGACTGTCTCTTGAAGAAATGTTGTCTGAAGACGACGAAGAAGAGTCTATTGAGGATGAACCTCCACCCCAGGCCAGCCGCGGCCCCCGTCTCGAAGAAGATGAAGAGACCATCGATGCTCTTACTGATGCTATCGTGGAAAAACTTACTGTTGATATGGGCGCTGACCTATCTGGTTGGGCCGGCCGCTCGTCTGATGACATGAAATATCAAATTGAAAAAGAATTAGCACATCGTCGTAGTACAGATGTGCAAGAAGAATTGGAAGCATTGAAAAAGGCTCAAGAAGAATTGGTTTTCGAAAATAACCAAATCAACGAGCAGAACAATGAGTATAAGCAAGCCTTCCAAGAGCTTAAGGAAAACTTACAAGATGTAAATCTTTCTAATGCTCGCTTGCTATACACGAACCGTGTATTAAGAAATACCTCCCTGAATGAGCGGCAAAAAGATAAAATTGCCGAAGCGATTTCTAGTGCTGGTTCTGTAACAGAAGCAAAGACGATCTTTGAGACGCTTCAAAGCGCAGTGGAGGGTTCTTCTAAAAGTAAGAAGAGTCCAAAATCACTGAGCGAAGCTATTGGTCGTCGATCTACTGTTCTTCGGGCAACTCGCCAAGAGGTGCCCGCATCCGATCCGTTGCAAGATCGAATGAAAAGACTAGCTGGAATAAAATAATCATAATTTATAAAAAAAAGGAGGTGATTTAAAATGTCTAGTATAATTGAAAGATTGACCGAAGGAGTTGTCAATCGTGATATGCGCGCCGAAAGCCACGCTCTTCTTTCCAAGTGGGAGAAGACCGGTCTTCTGGAGGGTCTCACCAAAGACCGTCAGAAGGGCACAATGGCTCGCTTGCTTGAAAACCAAGCAAAAGAACTGCTTCGCGAGAGCAGCAGCATGAACGCTGGAGATGTTGAGGGCTTTGCAGCCGTCGCGTTCCCCATCGTACGTCGTGTATTCGCAGGCTTGATCGCAAACGATCTTGTCTCTGTTCAGCCCATGAGTTTACCCTCGGGTCTGATTTTCTTCCTTGACTTCGTGTATTCCCCGAATCTTGGAAGTGATAGCACACTTACCGACCGTTTTGGTAACACTGCGGATTCTTCTATCTACGGTACTAACCGTGTTGGAGCCGAAGTTACTGGTGGTGTGGACCTTGTTGGTGCGCTTGGCCAGGACCTTTCCGGTCCTCGTACTGTCGGTGCTCGCGGATATGCCTATGGCTCTCCAACTGCATCGTTCGCACTTACCACTAGTGCCGGCGTTCTTCGTAGTTTCACAGTTGGTAATGGTACACATGCTCAGAACAAACTGATCGAGTACGATCCTGATGTGTTGGCTCTTAGTGGTTCCGGCCGCTATATTATTGCTCTTCAACTTACGAAGACCACTATTAACGGCACCGGTGCAGGCTCTCAGGCTGACTATAACAACCTTGGCGCGTTCTCGTGTTCAATCGCGTCTCTTGCAGGTGCAGTTACCGGTCCTACATTGACCGCTGCTAACACCGCGCAAATTCGTCGTTTGACTAACGTTACCACAGGTAGTAATGGTCTCTCTGCTGGTCGTGGCGATGGTTATCTTAACCTTGTTTTCGTGACTAGTGAGTCAGGCACTCCAGTATTTACCGGTGCAGATCACCTTTCCATGAGTTGCCCGCAAATCGATGATATCGCTGCAGGTGGAGCTATTGGTGCGGTTGTTGGTCAGACCGAGTGGGGACTTGAAGGTAGCGAGTTGATCCCCGAGATCGACATCAAGGTGGACAGCATTGCTGTTACCGCACAGACCAAGAAGCTGAAAGCGAAGTGGACTCCGGAGTTAGGTCAAGACCTTAACGCCTACCACAACCTTGACGCTGAGGTTGAGTTGACTAGCATTCTCTCTGAGCAAATTGCTCTTGAGATTGACCGCGAGATCCTTGGTGATCTCGTTAACGGCGCAAAAGCTAGTACACTCTACTGGTCTCGTTCCCCCGGCTTGTTTGTCGACAAGGGAACTGGTCAAGAAATCGGCGCATCTTCGGCTGCTCCCGACTTCACCGGTACTGTGTCAGAGTGGTATGAGACTCTTGTTGAGACTGTTAATGATGTCTCGGCTGCTATTCACCGCAAGACTCTGCGTGGTGGAGCTAACTTCCTCGTCTGCGGACCTGAAGTTGCTAACATCCTTGAGTTCACCGCTGGATTCCGTGCTTCCGTCACCCATGACGATGAGACCGGTTCCGTTGGTGCTGTGAAGGTTGGTTCGATGAGTAAGAAGTTCGATGTTATTGTCGATCCTTATTTCCTCCGCAATGTGATCCTCGTTGGTCGTCGCGGATCCTCTTTCCTTGAAAGCGGATACGTGTATGCCCCGTATGTCCCACTGCAGACCACACCAACAATCTTCGGACCAGAAGACTTCGTGCCTCGCAAGGGCGTGATGACTCGTTACGCGAAGAAGATGGTGCGTCCTGATATGTACGGACTTGTTGTAGTCCGCGGACTCCTTGGCGAAGCTGGCGCAACTAGCTAAACCATAGTAGTCAATTAAAATGTAAAGCCTCCTTCTTTTGAAGGGGGCTTTCGTTTGTGTTAGACTACTTATATGCGAAGGGAATACCCCTTCGTTAATTGACCTAATTAATATTCATATAAGGAGAAATATATTATGGGAACCAAACGAGTAGGTTGGGCACGAATTCGTAGCCTGATTAACGAAAATACAAACGGAATAAACGTGCCGGTGCGGCGTATTGAAAATATTACAGCGGCCAAGACGCTGGTAGAGGCAGACCATGGCAAGTGCTTCACAATTGATGCAGACGGTAGCGCATTTGATATTACGCTACCGGCAAATGCTACAACTGGCTGGCATTGCACCTTTCTTATGGCTGATGTGCATGGCAGCAATGATATTGATATTGTCGCAGCAACGGCTGACACCATCGAAGGAGTCATCGTTGATGCTTCGCCAACCAACATGAACGCCGCCGACAAACTTACTTTTGTTGGAGGCACAAGTGTACTTGGCGATCAGATCGAGATTATCGCTACTGATGGAACAACGTGGTTTGCGAGAGCGTTCTCAGGCGCAAATGGTGGAATTACATCTTCCGGCTGATAAATAATAGTTAATCTTTAACTATCTTTTAAACCCCCTTCCCTATCTGGGTTGGGGGTTTTTTATTGAAAATGTCGATCTGCCAAATTTTTTCCCCGACAAGTTTTTGAGATTTTTGCATGGGTTGTAACTATTTATAGTGACACACAGGAGCCCAAAATGGGAAAAAAGAGAAGATTATTAGCCGCTAAAGGCAAGTTTGGAAACAAATTTAGCGCTCATCCGAGATACAAGATTACGGATGTTATGCCGGCATTAAAGGTTGATGATAGTTTAAAGATTATTGCCAAGAAAATTGAAACTATCGAGAAGGAAGTTTTTAAAGCTCAAAGCGACGTAGAGAAGGCTATCGCCACAGTAGAACCCACACCAGAAACGGTCACGCCAACAGTGACTGCACCCGAATCGCCCCCAATCGCATCTGTGGCCAAAACCGTAGCCCCTACCTCCCCGACACAGGCCGCAAAAAGCGTCAAAGTCAAGAAAAAGGTGCCAACAACAAAAACCACAGCAACAACCACTACAAAAAGAAAAAAAGCAACAAAAAGAAAAACTACTAGCACAGCTATAAAAAATTAATTGTTGTTTGTTCACCGGGTATGATTATGGGCGGGGTTTTGTCTGTGAGATTACTACTTAAGATGTAGGAATCTTTTTAATGCCAACAAATCTTAATCCCAAATCAACGACCAGCGCAATAATACTTACCTCGACTGGTTCAGCAGCGAATGTTGCCTCGGCCGTTCCGTTTGGTATTTACACGGCCTCAGTCGACTTTTTAAGCGGCGCCGCCCTCCAAGTTAACTATGTTTATAAAAAGCTTGGTGGCGACGTAATTGATATTGAGCTTACGCCAGCGAATGTTTATTCAGCATATGAAGAGGCAGTCCTCGAATATTCATATACGATTAACTTGCATCAAAGTAAAAATGCTCTAAGTGACGCCCTTGGGGATGTAACCGGGACGTTTGATCACAAGGGTGAGATAAAATCTGGATCTGCGACGAACATGAAGTTCCCCAGATTCCAAGCCTCTTATGCACAACGCGTAGGGGATGGTTTAGCAACGCTGGGTAATCTCGGTGGCACCACAACGATATATTCTGCTTCCTTTAAGCCGGAGCAGAGTAAACAAGATTATGATTTGCAAGAGATTGTTCAAAGCGCATCTCTTGCTGGAGTAGATTTTGAGGGTAGAACAGTTCCGTATTCAGGCTCTGTTGCCGGAAAAAGAATCTTTGTAACTAAGGTGTTCTATAAGTCGCCTCGCGCCATGTGGCGATTCTATGGCTATTATGGGGGGATCGGCGTCGTAGGAAACGGTTCCACATACGGCCAGTTTGCCGATGATTCGACATTTGAAGTAATTCCCACTTGGCAGAACAAGATGCAGGCTATTATGTATGAGGATTCTATTTTTACAAGAACATCTCATTATTCATATGAATTAAAAAATAATAAACTGAGACTTTTTCCGATTCCCTCACATTTTGGATTTCAAGATGACGCGATGTGGTTCCAATTTTATATTAAGACAGATTCAACAGCAGATGAGAGCGGCTACGATGATGGTGTAAATGGGGTAAACAATCTTAATACACTACCTTATTCTAATATTCCATATCAAAATATCAATTCGATTGGCAAGCAGTGGATTAGGAAATACTCTTTAGCATTGTGCAAAGAGATGTTGGGTCAAATTCGCGGTAAGTTCACCACCATTCCAATTCCTGGCGAGAGCGTCACATTAAATCACAGCGAATTGTTGTCTCAAGCAAAAGAAGAACAAACGCAGCTAAAAGATAAGCTAATGGAAATCTTAAAAGAGACTGAATACCACGAATTGGTGAGAATATCGTCCGAGAAGGCTGATTCTGTTGCCAAAACTTATGCCTTCTCTCCGTTACCGATATTCGTGGGTTAATAAATTATGTCAAAAAAATGGGATAGACCAGAACAACCACCACCGCCGCTCTTTTTAGGCAAGAAAGAGCGAGATCTAGTAAAACAGGTAAATGATGAACTTATCGAGAAGGTCATCGGCCAGCAGATCCTTTATTATTCTATCGATATGGAAAGAACCAATTTTCATGAATTGTACGGAGAGGCCGTTAAGAAAACCTATCTGGCACCTATCAGGGTTTATGCCTTGATAGAGTGGAAAACGGAAGCAACGGATTATATGGAAGGCGTTGGTATTGATCGCCAATGGGAAATTTTGGTTCATTTCCATAAGAGAAGACTGACTGAAGATCAGGATCTTTATGTCCGTGAGGGGGACTTTATCTTATATAATAAACACTATTACGAGATAACCAACACATCCGAGCCTAAATTGTTGTTTGGGCAGGCTAATAACGATTTTGAAATAGGTGCGACTTGTAAACGAGCAAGAAAGGGGCTATTCGATGCTACCTGATAACTTTGATTTTGCCATGATTCCCGATATGCCAAGAACCGGATCTGTTGGGCTTAAAGAAATAGGAATGCTTGCTTCGACAATTGAAGATATCGATTACTCTGTCACTTCATGGTTAAAAGAAGATCTGCAGCTTGAAACCGTTACAAACGAAGGCAGAATAACAGTACCGGTCCTCTGGCAAACACCAGAGAGAGCCTTTCAAATTAAAAACGAGAAAGATCTTCGTGAGGAAAATGGGGCCCTTAAACTACCGGTAATCAGTATTGAAAGAACGGGCATTACTAAAGATCCTGAACGTAAAGGCTCATATCAGGCGCACACCTACTCAGATAAGAAGGATGGCAGAACCGGACGGATGACGATCGCCCGCCGAATTGTGAAGGACAAGACAAGAAATTTTGCTATAGCACAGGCGATGAGAGCGAATCCGACGAACGCGACTTTTCAAAAATACTATCCGAGAGTCAATAAGAAAATAATTATCCAAACATTGTCCATACCAATACCGGTATACATTAACGTGGATTATAAGATATTAATTAAATCAGAGTATCAGCAGCAAATGAACGACCTCGTAGCGCCCTTTATTGCACGTACGGGTCAAATCAACGCTTTTACCCTAAAAAGGAATGGCCACCTATACGAAGCCTTCATAGATCAAGCATTTACACACAATAATAATGTGTCCAACTTAAACGAGGACATGAGAATGTTTTCAACTGAGATTACTATAAAGATTTTAGGTTATCTGATAGGCGAAGGAAACAACGATGATCGTCGTATTGTCAGAATTGATGAAAATGTTGTAGAGGTTACGTTTCCAAGAGAATCCGTGCCACTTCCGGGTGAAATCACATTTGTTAAAGATTAGTTCCTGAACTGTGTCCATATTTCTTTGTATAGATGAAGACTTTTGGAAATGGGTCTACTATTTACTGATGATTAACTTGTAATTAATTCAATTATAATATCATAGTAAAAACGAGGATGTAACCAAAATGTCAATTAAAAACTTTAAGTTTGTTTCGCCCGGAGTGTTTATCAATGAAATTGATAACTCCTTTATTCCCCAGTCTCCGGACCAGATCGGGCCCCTCGTGATCGGAAGATCAGCGAAGGGATTAGCGGGCCAACCAACAAAAATTCAGTCTTACTCTCAATTTGTAAATCTCTTTGGAGATACGGTACCCGGCAATGGCGGCGGGGATATTTATCGTGACGGCAACTATCAGTCGCCCATGTATGGAACATACGCCGCAAAAGCGTTCCTGAACTCGAACGCGGCACCGGTCACCTATGTTAGATTGCTCGGCGAACAAACTTCTGCCGGAAGCGCTGCAGGGACTACCGCCGCAGCCGGCTGGTCGGTCGACGGCTCGCCCGTTGGGAAAGCCGTCGCCCAAACAAGCAACGGAGGCGCCTGGGGACTTTTCCTGTTCACTTCATCAAGTGTTACTTCAGGAGATCTCGGCACCGGAAAGTGTGCAGCTATTTGGTATTTGCAGAATGGCATTATACAGCTTTCAGGAACAATTTGGGGCACCAACACAGTAACATCCTCAGCCGGCGCGTTTGTTTCGTCTGATTCAACTGGAAACTATAAAGTTCTAATTAATGGTACCGCCCAAGGCGACGAGACATTTCTTTTCAATTTTGACAATGACTCCGAAAACTTCATCCGCAATCAATTCAGCACAAACCCGCAATTACGCAGCGGAAATGCGAAGACATTCTATCCTACCGCCGCTCAAAAAGATTACTGGCTTGGGGAAACCTTTGAACAAGATGTAATTAACGATGGACGCCACAATTCCGCTAGTGTTGGTTGTATTGTAGCTCTTGGATATGGCACCGCCGCTGCCGGCGTCGGTCCCTCAAAGATGAAGACTCAGGCGTCTAGAGAGGCAATTGCAGGATGGTTTATCGCACAAGATGTCGGCGTTGCGACAAGCTATCAGCCCGCAAATATGCAAAAACTCTTCCGCCTCATTGGCCGCGGCCATGGCGAATGGTTACATAAGAATCTCAAAGTATCAATCGAGAGAATTAAGCAATCAAACACAAGTACGAGCCCCTACGGTTCGTTCTCAGTTGTCTTAAGACGGATTACTGATACCGATAACAAGGTTGAAATCGTCGAGAGATATGATAATTGTAGCTTGAACCCGGCATCTCCTAGCTTTGTTGCTAGAAAAATTGGTGACAAATATAACGAGTGGGATACATCAAACAGGCGCCTCAGATCATACGGCGAATACAATAACAACTCCAAGTACATTAGAGTTGAGATGAATGCCGATGTAGAGGCAGGCGCAACAGATACCGCGCTGCTTCCATTCGGTTATTATGCCCCGCCTCGTTATGCTCAATATAATAACGCGTCTGCCGTCGCAGCCGCCTCTGCTAGCGCCCCCGCAATTTTCTACGATAAGAGCTACCGCGGATTCGGCGGTTCTGCCGGCAACCACCTTCTGGGTGGATCGGCTACCGGTACCGGAACGACAACCGGGGTCACTGGATCCTTCGCGTTCCCAACCAGTCTCATGCGCTCATCTTCCCAGGATGGCGGCCTGACCAATCAAAAGGACGCATATTTCGGATTCCGGTCAACGAGAACCTCCGCAAGTTCTTCGCCAGCTTCAGGCCTCGGTGATTTACACAGGCTTCTGTATGCCGGCTTCCCCGATGATCCTACAAACAGTACAGTGTATGGTGTACAACCGTATGCCTACATCTTTAGTTTAGATGATATCAGAAAAGAATCCTCAGTGTTTAGCTACGCATCAGGATCCAGGCAGATTGAGAAATCAGTGACCGGAACAGGCACAGGAAGCTATAAGACTCTTCTTGATGAAGGAATCAATAAATTCACGGCGCCGTTTTGGGGCGGATTCGATGGATTCGATATTACCAAACCAGATCCGTTAGCTAATAGTTTAATGTCCGACAGTTCGACAAAAGACAATAGCTACGCCTATGCCACCTATCAAAGAGCAATCGACACAGTTGCCGATCCTGAGTTGTTAGATATGAATCTGATGGCAGTCCCAGGCCTGACCGTAGCCTCTCTTACCCAGCACATGATTAATGTTTGTGAAGACAGAGCCGACTGCATGGCCCTAATTGATCTCCCATCGGTTTATACTCCCACACACGAGGAATACAAAACAAAGCCAAATCGCATTAATAAGAATGCCGTTGGAACAGCCAACGATCTTAAAGAGAGAAGAATTGACTCTTCATACGGAGCGTGTTTCTATCCATGGGTTCAAACCCGTGATGAAAGAACGGGCCAGCTTGTCTGGATTCCGCCATCCGTTGCTATGGTGGGTGTTCTTGGTTCTTCCGAATCTAAGTCTGCCGTCTGGTTCGCCCCGGCCGGCTTCAACCGCGGCGGTCTCACCGAAGGCGCCGCAGGAATTCCCATCACAAATGTCTCCGAGAGGCTTTCATCCAAGGAGCGCGACACCCTTTACGATGCACGAATCAATCCAATTGCTTCGTTTCCCGCAAACGGTATTGTTGTCCTCGGCCAGAAGACTCTCCAAGAGCGCCAATCGGCACTTGATAGAATCAATGTACGCCGCTTGGTTATCTATCTCAAGAAGCAAATCTCTGTTCTTTCGACACAGATTCTCTTCGAACAAAATGTGCAAGCCACATGGGACAGATTCAAAGGCCTTGTTGAGCCGTTCTTGGCAAACGTCAAGACCAGATTTGGTATCACCGATTATCGTTTGATTCTCGATGAGTCCACAACCACTGCTGACCTCATTGATCAAAACATTCTTTATGCCAAGATCATGGTTAAGCCCGCCAGAGCAATTGAGTTCATCGCAATTGACTTCGTAATCGCATCAACTGGTGCATCTTTCGATGACTAAAATTAAAATTATAAACTAGTTAAATTCAAGGGAGAAACTAAAAAATGCCATTCTGGTCAACAAATTTTGGAGAGGACACAAACCTCAAAGATCCAAAGCGTCAATTTAGGTTTACAGTTAGTATTACAGGTATTAACTCTGACAATGGGGGTCCGTTACTTTGGTATGCAAAGTCAGTTACAAAGCCGACTTTTACAGTTGCCGAAGCTGAACACAAGTATCTAAACCACACCTTTTACTACCCGGGCTCCGTTTCGTGGAGCGAATGTGATATTAAAATGGTCGATCCAGCGGGAGATCCTGATGCGGCCGCAACATTGGCTGCAATCGTACAAGCCAGTGGTTATAAGCCTCCTACAAAGGCTTCGAGCGAAGACTTGACAAGCATGTCTAAAGCGAAGGCGGCCGGCGCCCTCGGCACTGTTGTGATTACACAAATTGATGCTGAAGGAAAGCCCCTTGAAACTTGGACTCTTTGGAACTCGTTCGTGAAAGAAATCGATTTTGGAGGTTCCCTAGAGTATGGAACCGACACTTTAAACGAAATAAGCTTAAAGATTCGTTACGATTGGGCTAGAATACAAACAGTTGCCGGCTCTTCTGCCGTCGCGCTTCAAGGAAACGAATTCTTCAATTCCTGAGATACAATACAATTACAATAAATAGAGAGGTGTATATTGTCGAGAAATAAAGATCGAGTTGGTGTAGGCACACCAGCCCAACAAACAGACGCTCCGATAACTCACACTACAACTCCTTCCGAACAACCATTTTCATTCGTTGTTCCGACGGAGTTTGTTGAGTTACCATCAAGGGGTAAATTCTATCCCCCCGGCCATCCGCTATATAACCAAGAAAACATCGAGTTGAAGCAGATGACAGCCAAAGAAGAAGATATTTTAACTTCACGGTCGCTCCTAAAACAAGGCGTTGCAATTGATCGCGTTTTACAAAGTATTATTATGGACAAGAGAGTGGATGTAGCATCACTCTTAGTTGGCGACAAAAACGCCCTTGTTATTGCTTCCAGAGTATCTGGGTATGGCAATAATTATAACACTAACGTGGCATGCCCACAGTGCGAGACGAAGCAAGAGTATTCCTTTGATTTAAATCTTGCCTCAGTTACTGAAGGCGCCAGCGATATCGCTCAATACAATGGTGATGGCACGTTCAACGCCACCCTTCCGAACAGCAAGTTAGACATTAGGTTTAAATTGTTAAACGGCTACGACGAAAAAAGAGTGTCCGCCTCTAGTAAAAAGAAAAAAGGCCCCGGAAAAGGTGATAATATCATTACCAGACAGCTTCGCGCCATGATAGTTTCGGTCAACGAAAACGAAGAAAATGAAGCTTTGAATTACGTCGCCGAAAACCTTCCTTCATTGGATTCTGCCTATCTTAGAAAAGCATACAAAGAATGTGCACCAAATATAGATTTAACCCAGCACTTTAGCTGTGAAAACTGTGAGTATGAACAGGACATGGAGGTTCCGTTAACCGCGGACTTTTTTTGGCCTGACGCCTGAATATATGGAAAGTGTTTATGAAGTATTTTTCTTCATGAAATACTCCGGAGGTTGGTCATTTGCGGAAGCTTATAGTTTACCAATCGGTCTAAGAAAATGGTTTTCTGAGAGGCTTGTCAAACAGCTTGAAGCTGAGAAAGAAGCAATGGAAAATGCAGGCAAATCTAAGAATTCAAAAACGCAAACATTGTCCGCCTTCAATCAACCCGAAATGCCGAAACAATTCGGTTAATAGAAAAGCCCATCTTTTTGGGCTTTTACTATTTATTGTGTAAAGGAATATAATTTTGGCTTCATCAACTGACGATATAATTACCGCGATTGAGCGTGGGTTTGCTAATGCTAGCAAGGGCAAAGTCTCGAAAGGCGAGAATGTAAATGTCAAGATCTCATCGGCAGAAATAGAACAAGCAAACAACAGTGTAGGTAAACTCAGAGAAGAAATCAATGCACTCCAAATAGAGGTAGAAAACACCACCGCGGGATCCCAAGAATATACAGACGCGTTAGATAGGCTTGTCAAAAAACAAAAAGAATACACGGAAGAAGTGGATAAAACTACCAAGTCTTTGAAAAAACAAGAGGGCGCCCTTGGTAGAGTATGGGATGCGATTGTTGAGGTCTCAGCCACAGGGAACGAAGTCCAAAAATTATCACGTGATTTGCAAAGAATGGGTAACACGTCAAAAGAAGTAGCCCGCATGTCGAGTCGTTTGGGCGACTCTCTAAGAATATCCGGAGTTACCTATGAGGGAACTGCAGCCGCAGCGCAAACTTTAGTTAGCGGCGTTTCTGACTTTACTATGATGAGTGGTCAGATGCAAAAGTCTCTTATGAGAGATTCAGCCCTTTTTGCTGAACTTGGTGTTTCAAACGATCAATACGCTAAAGGTCTCCAGCTTGGCATTAAGAGCATGGGCTTGACTTCGGATAAGGCTGCTCAAAACATGAGAACTTTAAGAAGCACAGCACTTGCCATGCAGGTTCCAGTTGGGGAACTTACTGACGACTATATTGCACAAGAAGGTAAACTTGCCGAATTAGGTGCCACGGGCTTCAAGTCATTTCAAGAAATGGCGCGAATTCAAAAAGTCACAGGACTTGAGATGGGCAAATTAATCCAAATGACTGACAAGTTTGACACATTCGAAGGCGCCGCAGAATCAGCAGGTAGCTTAAATGCAGCCTTGGGCGGAAACTTTGTTGATTCTATGTCCCTGATGATGGAAGATGATCCAGCAGAAAGATTCAAGATGATCCGTGATGCTATTGAGGATGCCGGCGTTTCTGTTGAAGATATGGGCCGTAAGCAGCAGATGTTTATGGCAAACGCTGCCAACTTTGATAATGTTGCCGATTTTAAAAAGGCTTTGAGTGGAGATCTCTCAGCATTAACTAAAGAAGCTGAAGGCGCCGGTGTTGATCCTGCAATGAAAGATCTGGAAACAGCAGCAAGGAATATACGGTCTCAAACCGAAATAGCTGCCAATATGGCACTCGCCGTCGCACCAGCATATGGTACATTAGCTGCTAAAGCAGAAGAGTTTGTTGACAAGCACGCGCCAGCGTTAACGGAAGCTGCAGCAAAATTAAATAAAATGAACATTGATGCCACAGAAAAACTTTCCAGCGCCGCCGCCGCCGCGCTCATGAGCGCAGAGGGCGCCCAAGGCTGGTGGGAAAAATTCTCGGAGATTAAAGACATTATTGTTGATATAGGGCTGGCTGTTCTAGCGTTTGGCGGAAGAATGAAGAAAATGGCCGGTGGTATTAAAGACTTTTTCACTGGCGCCTCAAAGGGAGCAGCAAAAACTACCAAACTCACATGGAAGCTTAATGAAGCAGGAAAAGTAGTAGTAAGAAATAATGGGAAGTTTGCATCGGCCAAGAATTTATCGGGTTTACAAAAGTTACATGTCAGTCTGGCTAAAATGGCGCAGACTATGAAAGGAGGCTTAGCTAAGGGGTTATCCAAAGTCGGTGGTCTTTTCACCAGCATGAGAGGAGGTTTGGGCAACTTTCTTAAATTGGGGAGCAAGCTTGGACCAATGCTTGGCCGCGGCCTAAAAATGATGACTAAGTTTGGAAAAACAAATCCAATAACAATTGCTTTAGCTGGTATAGTAGAAGGATTTATAAAAGTTAAAGCCGCAGGTGGTGACCTTGCCGATTATCTTGGTGGAGGCCTTATAGGCGCCTTTGGTGCCTTTGCAGAGCTTGGTGACTTTATCTTTGGCGGCTTTATCGGATCAATTGGTAGGCTATTTGGCGTTGATCTGGGTGACACTGGTTTACTGACCCTTATCGGAAAAGGTATCAATAAAATGATCGGTGGTGTTGAGATGGGCTTTCAAGAAGCTTGGGAAGCACTAGATTGGGGCTTTATTGGCGAAACATTTGAGTATATGTGGAATGGTGTTGTTGACTGGGTATATGATTTCCTAGGAATTGCGTCTCCCTCACAAGTGTTCATGGACATTGGTACTTCTATAATGGATGGGATCACCAGCATGCTAGATGCAGATTCTTTAATGAGTGCAGCTCAAATGATGGTTGACGCGCTTCTGTTCCCGTTTACAAGTCTTGGTAGTTTATTGATGGATCTAGTTGGGGCAGCGTTTGACCTTGTTCCTGACTCGGTTAAGAGCTTTATGGGCTTTGAGGTGGAGACTGCCTCTGATACCGCCGCGGCGCTAGCAGGAGCCACTACAGGTGGTGTTACGGCGAAAGCCGGCGCAGGCGCCGGAAACAACAACGCTGATCCCTACGTTATCAATCTCGCCATGAATTTAGATGGTAAAGAAATTGATAAGAAGGTAATTAATATTGTGGGTGGCATAGCAAAACAGGCCACTTTGTGATGGGAGAACTATAAATGCCCGATCAGAAAGACGATACTAACTTTTTTTGGCAATCAAAATACGGACGAAGTGAGAGAAACCAGCATATAGTTGACGGCTCGGATGCCTTAGCTAATGGTGGCAAGTTCGTTATCTCGTTTCACCATTTACCATCAGGTAGGGAAGTCTTTTTCAAAGCCTTTATAACGAATTATAGTGAAAACTTTAACTCTGAATGGAAGGGTGAAACAGTATTTGGTCGAACAGATCCAATTTATACATATAGCAGTACTAAGAGAGTTATAAGTTTAGCTTTTGATGTCCCAGCGTCTTCAGAGCAAGAAGCATATGAAAATATGGGGCGCCTACAAAAATTAGCTCAGTTTCAGTATCCTTCATATTTTGTAACCAACCACAGCTTTACGGGTCTCTCAGCCGGCAACGAACACACTATTGGGCAATCCCCACTTGTTAGGATTAAGATGATGAACCTGATACAAAAGACCAAAATCCCGGGCCCTGATATGTTCGGCGGTGAAGCAGGATCCGACCAGAACAGAACAAGAACATATGGCAGGTACGGTTCGGAAATTTCTCCCGATGCAGATCAGGGATTGTTGGCCGCTATTAACAACATATCTTTTAATACAGATTTTAAAAATCATGCTATATTTGAAAAACGCAAGGGTACCATCATGCCACAAAATTTTGAGGTTTCGGTAGACTTTAGTGTAATCCACGAGCAGACGATTGGTTTCGACGAAAACGGTCGTGCCCTAAGTCCGGGAATGATGTACGATGTCACCTTAAAAGAGCCGTCCGCGAAAGAGAAAGTAACCAATAGGGCCAGCTACGTAAAACGAATTCAATTGGAGCGAGATCGCCAGGCTGCAGAAGATAACGCAAGAACTCGGTTTATGGGCGCCCTCGGCGGCAAAAGAGCAAACAAGGCAATTGACCGCTATGATCGAAAAAAAGGAAAAGGCAAAGCAACGGACTATGATGAAGCCATGGCTGCCGAGGCTCAAAGCTACTTGGATTCAAGGGACGAATGAGGAATTTAAATGCGCTATAAGAAAGTGAAAAAATTTGCAAATGATGAGGAATACTACTCTTATTTAAGGGAAAAGCGTAATGTTGCCTCAGTCGTGCACTACGAGACCCCGATTTTAAAAAACCCAACGATTTCAGACCGCATGTCTCTTGTAACCCAACAGCACATATGGAAATATGGTGACCGTCTCTATAACCTATCGTATCAGTATTATGGAAATGTTTCTTATTGGTGGGTGATCGCATGGTATAATGGGGTTGCCTTGGAATCTGATATATTCAATGGAGATCTCATTGAGATCCCAATTAGCCTAAAAGAAACACTGAAAGTTTTAGGAGTTTAAGATGTCCGACTATCAATTACGTGAGTACGACGAAGAGGAACCACTGACGGCTAACGAACGCAACGTTGCCAAAAACTTCTTTATTGCCGCGACACGCGCCGCATGGGACAATTTGTCTGGAGACGTCGAGTTCCAAGATGACAGCGGCCAGCCAATTTCGGTTGGCGGTATTCGAGATTGGGCAGCTGAATTCGCCGGCAGTTCAAAATATGGTGATATAGTAAAAAAATGGGATGATCTGGCCGGAAGCCTAAGCGAAGATAAAATTAGGGAATTATATGATGGCCAGACCACCGCATCTGCTGCAGCAGAAATTTGGATAACCGCCTTACTAGTAGAAATTCAACAAACTATTGATCCGGAAGCTGCACCGGCGGGCACGGACATCTCAAGTGCCGTGATTGAAGATCAAGTCTCGGAGGATCCCGATCAGGAAGCAATCAATGCCAACGCCCGACGTAATGATGCCGCTGAGCTGGAAAAAGCAAAACAAGCCGCATCCGGAGGGGCCGGCTCGCCAACTGTAGACTCGCTTTCCTTTAAAGAGCAGTGTTTTTTAACATCAAAGATGGTCGACATAATCAAGCACAAAAGCAAAACCATAAGCAGATACAAAAAATTACCCTATGTATCAGGGGGCCCCCAAACAAACGATACAGTCTCCAATGCATGTATTTTGGTTCATGATGATCCTTTCCATTTTGTAAATAGGCTTTTAGTGTACCCAGATACAGAGGCATATTTTGATATGCGCTCCGAAGAGATCGCCAACCTTCAACCAGAAATTAGATTTTTCAAAACAGTGTTCGACGAGAAAACTGGCGAAAACATAAACACAGAGATAAGGTTTGATACGGCATTTACCGGACCAAACGAAGTTGGAACTACAGGACA